TTTTTTCATTCCTTTCGTGAAATATTGTTGATAAGTTCTTTTAACTGCTCTACCTCTGCTGATAAAGCATCAATTTTAGAAAGTAATATCTGGTTATCTGACTGCAATGCCAGAACCTTCTCATGGTCGTTTTTCAGCATGGCAAACATGCATGGGATCATAATGCGGTAATTCCAGTTTTCAGCTTTACCTTTTTCATTATGGTCAACAGCTAATGGAAATCTGCGGTCAATGTCTTCCGCCAGGAACATTGGCATTTCTTTACCATACCGCTCATCATGCTCAGACAGATAATCATCCTTGTATTTCGCCCAGATAACCTTAATCCGGTAAAGTTCTTCTAACTCTTCCTCTTGAACCGTTTTTCCAATGGTCTTATAGCGCATAGATGAGCTGGCCACATAACCAACGGAATAGTTATTCATATTTAATGCCAGGGTATTTGCAGAAGAGGTAGAACCCAAACCATATATATTAAGTTCCCCGGATCCGTCATAAAATTCTGTTCCATCGTCAGCTTTCGTAGTCCTTCTCTGGGTATATATACTTAACCCATACTTCACCATCGGAGTCCGCCCGTTAGCAGATAACACGGCATCTCCGCCGAATACGATCCGGCCATCCTTATAAAGACGGATACTACCGTCATCTGACTCTAAATAATCGGAAATGATCTTCCAGCCGGCAATTGCGCCAGTTCCGGCAGTTACAGTCCCGGAAAACTCGCCCTGGTTAAAATGCACGCCTGTGTTGTTAATATATCCGATCTCGTTCCCGGATGCATCCAAGATAGACAGCAGGCCGTTTCCATTATTTGCACCGCCAAGCTTCACGGTACCGCCCTGGGCGAAATCAAAGGATATGTAAAGCTCCCCATTTATCATGGTAACGCTCTTGATCGTACCGTTTTTACTCAGCTTGTTAAAAATATCCTCCTGTGTCTGCCCCTTGACTGCATTGCTTGCCTTTTTTTCCGCTATTGAAGTAGCAACAGTGGAAGCGATATCATCAACAGTCTTCCCTTGGATGGAAAAGCTGCTGACCTTCATCTCAACATTTCCATCCTCATCAATATATAGGGTAACGGATCCATCCTTGTTCACAACCTTCAGCTTCTTAGCATCCACCTGGTCACCGGTTACATGCAACGATCTGATATAGGTTGCATTGATGTATAACTGGTTGCCTTCCTTATAGATACCTTTGATCCTGCCATCGTCTGTAAGCAGGTTAAAAATATCCTCATGCGTCAAAGCTGCCATATCTACCACCAGGGGAATGCTCAGCCTATCAATCAGTTGGGTGGTGCCGCCTGCAGCATACAGAGATACCCTCAGCTCCACAAAATCCCTTGGCACTGCCAGGAACTTCCCACTCCTTGTAGTCAGCAGCTTTCCATTTAGGGCAGCGATAGCCGAATACAGCAGATGGGTTACCTCTGCCTCGTCTGTGGATGATGTGTAGACTGTTTTCCAGGTGTTCCCGTCTGTCGTCTCCTCGATTACAAAACGTCCTGCATAAGGCGGTCTTCCGCCAGTCCCGCTTCTATATCCGGAAAAAGTAATACTGTCCGGATACAAAAGTCCGTCAGCCCCACGCTTTATGACGGTATTGGAGCTTTTCAAGTAGTACATTTCCCCTGGATCACCATCCGCACCGTCTTTTCCCGCATAGTTCTTGGAAAGATTAAATTTCTTAGACACCGAGACGCTTGACAGATAGGTGGCGCGGATCGTCACCCAGCCTTTGTCCGCAGTGAGCCCAGTCACCGTATAGGTCCGTGAATTTTTATCCCAGTTTCCGGTCACACCGGAGGAAGTGGTAACCGTGTAGGTACAATCCTTGGAAATATCGTTCGAGCCATACATAACGGTAGCTGTGGTCGTGATCCCAGTGGGGAAGGTCTTATAGTTTCCGTCCGAATCGACCGGGATCCCCTGGTAATCATCAGACAAGAGCATGGTCATGTTCTTATTATCACTCAGAACTTCCGAAATAGTCTTGTCCCCAATGTGGACGCTATCCGGATTCATAGAAACAGACTTCTTGTCAATGTCAGCTTCAAAAATGACATTTCCATCATCGTCCATGATTTCAATTCGTCCAGTCTTCAGCCAGTTCGCGTTAATCCCCACTGCATCAAGGATTTTCGTAATGGTAGTGCCATCCACCAGGGCGCCAACATTCCAGGTATTTCCGCCATCCGTGGACATTCCCCACCCTTCCCGGTTCAGTTTGATCACAACCCGGGATTCTTCCAAAGTGGGCTTATCACACAGATATAAAATACTGCTGCCATCCTCCTGCTTCACAGAAACCGGGAAAAGTCCCTGCGTCTCGTCCATTGCTTTCTTCAGATCATCAAAGGCTTTGTCTATTTCCGTTTTTTGTTTCGACCAGACTGCCCTTAAATCTTTGTAAACTTTTGTTTCTTCACTAAATCTGGTTGCCGATCTTTTGGTCGGCGTCTCGGCTCCACAAAACAGTGTCTGATCTGCATTCGCAGTATACGTTACTCCAGTGAAAACAGTTTTATAATAATTGCCCTTCAGGTCCACAATTAATCCAACATCACCAGCTTCCCTAACTGGATCACTCTGGCAATTGATGGATAATGGCCTAAAACGCAAGCCGTTGATTTTTTCTCCCAAGTATAAAGCTACAGTTTCACCATTCCCCTGAACCAATTTGTTTCCACTAATCTCCAGGGCATATTCTCCTGTTCCACATAACGAGGAGTTTTCTCTTCCCCCTTCGTTCTCCTCGTTTACTTTTATTCCGGTAATCACAACGTCATCTGTTGACAATAGGCTGCCATTTTTCCATTCTGTTATCTGGATAAGCCTGCTATTGTCAACATCGATCTTATTGCTATTTCCTGGAACTACTATTATTCCTTCCTTTATCCAGGAAGCTTCCAACAGGTCTGTATCGTACCATCTGAGGGACAAAGTTCCATCCGCATTGATTCTGCTGAATTTACATGCAATCTGTCCAACAAAGCATAAAATGTCTCTAAAATTCAGACTGTCCTCATTCGGCCTTCTGTTAACAACATACCCACTATTATCAAAATTAGCCGAATCTCCTGACAGGCGCACCCCACAGCAGCTGCAAGCATCTTGTACGATTTGTCCCAAGGTAGCCGGATAAGACAATTTACTCAACGAATATGGCTTGTCAAATCTAATCATATTGTCATATGCTTTTACGGCTATAACAGATCCAGTGTCTTCACCAGGTTCCGCAGTATAAATTCCCCTATCCAGCCACTCTGTTGTCCCATCCGGGAGTTCTAAGCCTATAATTGCTTTTATCGTAGCTCCGTCAAAATCCACGCCAGTAAATTTGCCATCGATATTACTCAGTTTTATATTCAATTGCTTGGCAATGGCGGAGCCAAGGTCAAAGCTGTTCTGCCCAGACGTATTATCCAAAATCTGAAATAAAAGCAGTTCCATATCCTCTACCGTTTTGGAACTGCCATCCTGAAACTGAATTTCTACTCTATGATGTAATATTCTATTTTTCTTGATTGCCTCTTTATAGACATTTGATGCGTTAATCATTCTGCTACCTCTGAATAATATCTACAGATACCGACTTATACCAATATTCCCCGTCTCCAATGTCTCCCAGGTGTTCCTTACTCAGTGTTCCCCGATATGATTCTATCGTGATGTCTACACCGCAATCATGGAAAGAAAAAGGGAAATATCCGGCAACAAGCGTGTTCTTTATCAGTTTTACAGATCCTTCTGTAAGAAATCCCCACTTGATTGATAAATTTTTCTTTTCAGCAATTACATCTCCAACCATACGTCCTGAAAGAGTTCGTCCTGTATCAGATGTCCAGATCAGTTCGTCGTTCACGCTTAACGACACAGGAGCCGGGAGTACTACGCTCCCGGACCACAGGATTTTCTTTTTGCTGGAACCATCAGTAAAAACATCAGCCATTTATCTCACCTCCACCGTATTATATCTGGTGTCGTTTGCTGCCTGCGCATTTCTGACAGCCGTTGCAACCTGATTGGAATCCATATAGAAACCTAGCTCAGAAAGTGCCGCTACAATCCTCATAACCGCACGGTTAATAATGCTTTCCAATTCTTCCCGGGAAATATTTCCACCTGCCATGGAAGCTGCCTTTAACGCCATCTCCTGAAGCTTGTCCTCTGGAGAAACAATCTCCCCTTGGTGCCGATTATCACCAATCATCGCAAGCTGAGGCGTGTTGGCTTTTACAAAACCACCGTTAGCAAGCATTGGAATTGTTCCTATAGTTGGAATATTAAATCCATTAAAACCCCACCAGGAACCTCCAATTCCGGGAATCCAATCCGGGACTGTGATTTTAAAACGAATATTATTCACTTTGTTAATAAGGCCATTTACAAGTCCCAAAACACTGTTAAATCCACCAATAATAGCATTGATGGGTGTTTTGGCAATATCTGCTAAGCCATTAAACACACCAACAAAAATATCATTGATTCCATTCCAGGCTTTTTCCCAGTCCCCAGAAAACACACCAGAGATAAATTCGTTGAATCCCTCAAAAACTTTACGGATATCTCTGATAGTATCCTGTCCGTTTTTAAAAAATCCGTTTAGCACGCCTCCCAAGACTCCAAAATGTTTTGACCAGTCTGTTGCAAATACATTTTCAATAAAATCGTCTAATGGCTTAAATACATTATCCTGTAAAAACTTAAAAACGGAACTTGCAATCTGCTTAAAGCCATCCAGAATTTCATTTAATCCCTGGAAACATTTTGAAAAGTCACCGGAAAAAGCTCCCGTACAGAAATCAATAAATCCACCTAATACTTTTGTTATTCCGCTTATCACATCTCCCGCTACCGCAAGTAAATTCAGAAATAAATCGCCTACCCCTTGTAATATTGGACCGATAACCGGCATGATGTTTTCGATTACCCATTCAATCAATGGCTGAAGCAGCGTTTCCCAGAGTGTCTGAAGATTTTCAAATACTTTTCCAACCAGAATAATAATTCCATCCAATGCTGGCTGAATGTGTTCCTGCCATACTAGCGAAAATTTCTCTGCCAGATAATCCAGTACAGGAGAAATATATGTGTTCCATCCATCCAGGAAAATTCCTAAGATACTGGAAATCCCCTCAGCTACCGAAGTTATAAATGGACTGACATAGGTAGCGTACACTTCTGATATCTTGGAGAATGTATCAACAACCGACTGGTGCAAGGTATCAAGAACAATTTGGATTGGTACAAGAAGCCCTTCGATTGTCTCTTTAATCTTCTGTGTATTTTCCACAACGGGAGTGACTACAATAGTTTCAATATCCTTTATAAACTGAGCCCCAACATTTATCGCTCCCAGGAATCCATCTGCAAATATTCCAATAATATCTGCAGTAATTCCCTGTCCTTCTGGTCCTGCAAAGATAGAAAATATGTCTGCAAAAGCTGTCCAAAAATCTCCTGTAAGCAGCGCAATGTCTGAAGTAATATTAAAAAGAGAAACTAATTTTTCACGTATATAAGAACTGTTTTTAGCAAGGTATTGAGCAAATCCCCCTATCAGGTTTGCCCCGATTGTCAACCCAACACTTGTCATTGCCCCATTGATTTTCCCAAAGGAAAGCGCAATGGCATTGGCGCATCCATCTGCCGCAGTTATTACGGAAGTGTCTGTAAAAATCTCTTTCAGATTTTTTCCAATATCTTTAATTCCTGCAGTAATGGTATTTATTCTTTTTTGGGAATCTCCAAACCCTATTTTGAACCCTTTTTTGAATATTGCAGCCAATTCTTTACTTCGTTTTAATAAGGCAGACATTTTCTTATCTGTCTTATCAATTACAGTCTCACCTTGTGTCAAATTTCCGAAATCAACACCAGTTCCACTGACTCCTGTTCCGCTTCCGGTGGATGGAGTTGAACTGTCGGTGTCTGTCTGGCTGTCCAGCTTATTAATCTGGTCGAAGCCCATGAGGGTGCGCATTTTCTCAGCTGCTTTCTGGGCGGATTTGGCAACGCCATTATTTGCACTGGAAAGATTATCTGCTGAACTGGCTGCATCGTCCATTCCCGTGCTTGCGCCTGCTGCCGCACTTCCGATAGCTGAAATCTGTCCGGAAGCACTGTTATTGGATTTCTGACCGATAATCAGCTCTGTAAACGATTTAAAGGCGTTTGCCAGAGTAATTAGTTTTCCGATTACCGTGTTGATCACTCGGATAACCGGAGTGAAAATATTTATCAGTCCCTGGCCAATTGTAGCCTTCAGGGAGTCAAACTGCAGAGTAAGGATCCTTACCTGGTTTGCCCAGGATCCTGAGGTCCTTGCAAAGTCCCCTTGGGCTGCTGCCAGCTGGTTTTGTACGAAGGAATACCTTAAAGCTACCTTTTCGGCTTCTGACATTTTCGCTGTTGTCTTCCCGAAACCATTCGCCATAGCATAACTGTCAAGGGCAGTCTGAGTCATGACTACGCCAAGATCTTTCAAAGATTCCGTTTCGCCTGTGAAAACGGATTTCAGCTTGGTGTAAGCTTCATCCTGTGACAGATTATAGAACGACGCTACATCACCTGCCAGCTTAGTAAGACTGGCTCCCATGTCATAAGCCTGTTCCTCGGAAAATCCAAAGGCTTTCGCCATTGCCCCAAAGGTACCGGTGAACTGCTTTGCCATGGTCTCAGAAAGTCCAAAGCTCTGGGCTGCACTCTTGGCAAATTTATCAACCTGTGCAGTCATGTTCGGGAATGTAACGTCTACAACATTCTGAACCTCTGCCAGGTCTGAGCCAAGCTCCAGGCACGACTTTCCGAAGTCAGTCAGCTTCTTAACTGCAAATGCACCAACTAACAAGCTCCCTAGTTTTCTTGTGAGCGTTCCTATTCCACTCACCCGGGTCTTTAATGATGAAGCATCATTCTCAATTTCAGAAGATGTTTTTTTGAATTGGCTTCCAATTCCTTTTATGTGTTTCTTTACTTCTCCCGAACCGCTTTCGCTATCTCTTTCAATTAAGAGCCAAGCTTTTCGAAACGCCTCACTGGCAGACTCACCTTCTTTTTTATAAACAGATGCAATAGCTGCAGCCTTAGACTTAGCAGAACGCTCCGTTTGGCTGAGAATTTTATCAATTTCCGTGTTCCCAGTTTTGATCGCTTCTGTTGATTTCTTTGCAGCCTGTGAAAAGCTCTGATTAAATCTATCTTTTACTTTTTTGCAAGAATCATTGATGCTTGCAAGCATTTTGCTACCATCAAATGATAAATCAAACGAAATTCCAGCGATACTTGTTGCCATATATGCCACCTGCCTCTATCATGAGGACATCGACACATGGCACTACTTGTCCTGGTTAATCTTTATTTCAAATTCTTTTTTACAATGGCGCCCTTGGCACCGGATGAAAACGCCCCGGCATTTGGCATCCGGGGTGTACTGTATCTTCTGTTCGTGTCCGCAGAAGGGGCATTTTACCTTGTTTTTATCCATTCGCTCCTCCTGCCATATCAATAAATGCCTGTTTCATGACCTCCAGGAATTTATCTCTGTCTTCCTCTGAAACCTTCATAGCTTGTTTATTTCTCCATTCGCGGCGGATCCGGCGCTGTTCCGGGGTGAAATGCTTCAAGATCTCTTCATCCTCTTCTGCTCGGATTGCTACGATCCTGCCAAGGGCTGTATCCGGGCCTATTCCGGATAGAAGATCCGAAAACTCGTCCCAGGGCATCCCTGCTGGAATTTCCTTAGAAAGACGTAACCCGTACTGTGATTGAAACGATGATACGATCAGATCAAAATCATCTATCAGATCATAGTACGGGTTACTGCTCTCCCTGGTCTTCTTCTCCCTGGATCAGTTCCATTGCGGTCTGGATAACGATCATAAGATCTTTGAATGGCAGACGCATTTTTTTAATCTCATTACGGTCTTTTTCGCTGAACAGTTTTTCATAGGCCGCAACTGTCGTTTCTGTATCAGAAGAGCCTTCTTTAAACAATCCCATGATTTCAAGCATAGTGCCCGCATCTGCATTTACTATGAATTTTCTGCCCTTGATAATCAGGGCAGGATTTTTATCAAAGCTTAATTTCTCTGTAATATCAATACATTTTGCCATTTGTTTTCTCCTTTTTCTTGCTAAAAGCCGTATTTACTATGCGGCTGGTGTAATCTCCGGTTTTCCATTGCTCATGATATCGAATTCAAGAGGTGCTACAGCTGTGGAATCTCCGGATCCAACATTCTTCACATTGATAACTGATTTTGTAAACTTCACAACAGTACCATCCGGGAAAGTCCACTGCGTATCAGCTTCCGCATTTCTTCCGTTCTTCCATGCCAGTCCTGCAACAAAATCATTTCCGGCATCCCCGACATTACGTTTTGCAGTTACTGAAATTGTAATACTCTTGGATGTCATTAAACGTCTGGTCCATCCTTCTGTGTCAAATGGGTTCCACTCTTCCACTCCATTGTCAAAAGATACGGAAAAGGTTACACAGTCTGCAATATTTTTCAGTGAAGCAGTGCCGCCTGATGCTGTGTCTATCTGGAACTGGTTCTCGTAGCATGGATATACGCCAGACTTGGAACCTGCGAACAGCTGAAGGTTCATCACAATTTTATTCTTCATCCTTATTTCCTTTCTTTTCAAAAATCACAGCCAGTTCTATAACCATCTCATAGATACCGGAATCATCTACGCCTATATCCTGAAGATCATAGACTGGCAGGACAAATTTAATAGTTTCATGGTTTACAGTTGCATTTCTGGTGGCTCTGACAGCTTCAAATAAGGCTTTTCCGGCTTTTTCGGTCTCGCGCTGGGATTTATTCCAGTGTACTAGTAAAGTGACGTATTTCGTGCCATAGGATTCCAGCTGAGGGCCTCCGATTGCCACCTTGTATTCGTGCTGGTGTTTACTGTTATAAACCCCAACTATTTTTTCCGGTTTATCCGGAATTGGACCAATATACACAGCCCCCTGTGTGAGTGTCTCAATATAATCTCTGATATCCGATAACGTCATAAACCAGCCAGCCTCCTGTAGTTTTCTTTGAATGCTTCCACTGCAAGGTCAGCATTTTTCCCACCTGGAAGCCAGTCTTCATACCATTTGCCTTTTGCATTCGGGTTTTTATCCTTCTTAAAATGAAATTCTGGATGGAAATACAGGCGTCTTGCATATGGTGTACTGGATATGATACTTACTTTTCCGTGACTGCTTTCAGAGGTATCTACAAAAGTACTCTCATTCTGCAAAGCACCGGTATCTCTTGGAAACACCTGTGCCTGCTCAACTTCTGTATGTAAATCTTCTGCAGTCTGCTCCAGGGCTGCCACCTGTGCCCGTGTCAGCTGATTGATCTTCGGAAAGTTAAGTTTAACAGTCGAATTGACCTTGATCATATCAGAAGCACCTCCGTGTAATTTATGGTACCGTCCGGATTTCTGGCTTTCCTGGCTTCCTGGATCTTTCTCTTGACACCAAATATGGTTGCTGTACCGCCAGATATTACCGGAAGCTCTGGGCAGATATCTCCCGGGAATAATACGGATCCGGTAATCTGAACCATTTTCTTGTCAGCTGTGAAGATCGTCTTTGCTTTGTCCTGGTAATTGCATTTCCCGGAATATTCAAAACATGGAAGAGGTTCCCCATATTTATTCCGTCCTTCCTGCTCCATCACTAAGCTGATATCCGTCCTGCAAAGCCTTTTGGGTACTAAACATGGATATTTCATAGCTCACCTCGCTAATCTGCAGCACAGCCCTGTCTGACACAACAGTGCATACAGATCTCTTTTCATCGCCACACCTTTGTCTGTGAATACGTTCCAGCTGCTGCCAAACTGGGCGGATACACCATTGATGCTGTAGCTTGAAAGTATAGAATTGATCTCGTCCGCATTCTCGGTTTCAAAGTCTGCCTGCTGGCAGACAACATCCTGAATGATATCCCGCTGAAACTGTGTCAGGCTGGAAAATCCCCGACCTACAATCCGGTTGTAGGTCAGGGAATCAATGTGCCGAGACGCAATCTGCAGAGCTCTCTCAATGTCATTTTCTAAAATCAGGGTTCCGCCGTAAGTATCCGTATAGTATTCTGGGGTTGCATATGGTTCGTAGCTCATAACCGCTCACCTCATTTCGAAGTGTTCTTTTCTTTTGCAGGCTTTTCCTCTTTCTCTACTGCTTCTTTAGAAGCTTTCTCCGGAGTTTCTTCTACCTCGTATCCATGGTCTTTGAACCACTGGATCAGATAAAGATCTTCTGTTTCTCCTACGCCGTTACAGAAAGGAACAGAAGCGGAAACACCTGTGTAATCTTTATTTGGACTTTTGATCTTCATTCTTCGCCTCCTATTTTACTTTGATTCCCCTGAATACACCTGCCGCCTTGGAAGTCTTCAGTGCAATAGCTGCGTTCATTTCAACCTCACCTTTCTTCACTGCTCCAGCAGTTGAAAAGTCCGGGAGCCAGGTCTGTACAGGTGCTACTCCTGCGAAAGACACTGCATGGAGTCCATCCATTGCAAGTCTGGCAACATACAGGGATGTTTTTCCATCTGAGGATTCAATCGGTACTACTTCATCATTCGTACCCGGTTTGGTCTTCAGGTCAACAAAAGGAATGCCGCCATAGCTCTCTACCTGATTTCCCCAGTTATCCTTTGTTACCTGATACATGCTGGCACGTCTCGCGCAAGCTCTCAGTTTAGAAATCAGTTTGTTGTTTCCTCCAATGAATGTGGGAGTACCATCCAGACCGCCAAGGAACTCATCCAGCATATCCAGGAAGTACTGATAGTTTTTGGTAACCAGCTCGGAAGTGGACAGATCGATCACTCCATCTGCATTGTATTCCGTAGAGCTTCCTGTAAGTGCCTTATCCAGTCCGTCAAAGCATTTGGAATCAACCCCTGTATCACCATTGATAAAGGTATCATTGAAAAGTGCCTGAGCTGCTTTGATCTTCTGTGCCTGCTGCAGCTCCACTTCGCTTACGATACCGCCCATATTCGCAATAACTCGGTCAATCTCATAAGCTCCACCAAACACTTTGATTTCAACCGTGTGGCGTTCCTTGGTTACCTCAGATGGTGCATATTCTTTATTGATCTCACGAAATGCAGCTGTCGGCTGTGTTTTCAATCGTGTGTAGCTGTAGCTTGGTGTAGCCCCTCCACCGGTAGGAGATACTGCATCGTCAAATGGAATGTGTTCCAAGATATAATTTGATTTCTGAAATTCATCAATAACGCCCATCTGCAGATCATCCTGGACGTTTTTCTTAGCTTCTTCTAATGTAATTGCCATAATTATTCACCTTTCCCTTCTGAACCCAAGTTCAATTTTGCCGCAATCGCTTCCTTCATTGACACATGGCCTTCTTCGCCTCCTGGCTCAGCTTTTGGCGCTCCCAGCGGGAAGAATCCTTTCTTTCCCTTTCCTGTCTGCTGTTCCTGTTTAAACAGGAATGGTTTGCTTTCTTTTAAAGCTTTCACCTGTTCTTCCAGCCCGGTCACTTTTCCATCTTCCCCAAGAATCAGCTTATTACGATCCACCAGGCCGGCAACCAGATCGCTATCCTGTGCAGTAGAAGAAATAGCCATTTTAATCGCATTGGTAAGCTTAAGAGCCTTCAGCTCATTCTGGTGTTCTGTGTCTTTCTGGCGGTTCTGTTCCTGAAGATCTGCAATCTGCTGTTTCAGTGCTTCATTATCCCCTGCTGATGTCTTTAAAGTATCCAACTGGGTTTTATAATCATTCACTGTTGTTTCCAGCTGCTTTCGCTGCTGTTCGGTTGTGTCATAGGTTTCTTTGGCAACATATCCTTCCAGTTCTTTCTTGGATTCATCTGCTGCTTTTTTTGCAAGGCTCTTTTCAATACCCAGAGCCTCAAACTGTTCCTGTGTCATGTCTTTCTCCTTTCTGGTAGTTTCACGCCATTCCGGGCATAAAAATAAGGCTTCTAACCCTCAGCCTTACTGGGAGATTTTGGATCACCGCCTTTCTGATCTTCAACGGTCTTTACCAACTGCAGATTTGCAAGATGCTCTGCTCTTTTCCGGGACACTTCCAGTTCTTCCCCGGCTGTACGAAGAACCAGAGCATTTTCTTTGTCGCGGAAATTATGCTGCACTATCACCTTCAAATAACCACCTCCTTATTGTTTTAGCAACTGTCTTTTTTAACCCTCTGTAAGCAGAACAAATCCCATAAGCTGAAACTAAAATTACCGCCAAATAAGTTGAATATCCACCTACAGCAATCACCATCTTAACTGCTACCAGCAAAATTCTCACATTCCACATCTCTATCCAAATATAAAATGCAAGTTTAAAAAGTGTGAACAGCAGATCCTTACCTTCAATTACTACAGTTTTCATTGTCTTTCCCCCCTATTTGTGCCGGCGCAAATTTAATCATTGTGTGTGACTTTAAGTCCCCACTGCGGAAGGAAATTAATCTCATAATGGTACTTATCCACATCCGATCCAGAAATGTCTTCAACTACATACATGGTATAGTCATTCAAATAAACATAGTCTTTCTGGTACTTTCCTTCTGCGGTCTCAATAATTACTTCCAGTTCTCTTGAAGAGTTATTCTTCAGTGCAAATGTTCCAGTCAATTCCAACAGGATTGTATCTGTTCTGGCATTCAAAACAGTAAGTTTTCTAGTTACGTTGAAGTTATCTGCCTCCTGTGAAATATTCGCACTCACCTGATCAGCTTCTGTGCAACCAGTAGCACAAAAACATGTCAAGATTACCAGTGTCATTAATACTGCAATTCTTTTGGTTGCTCTTCTTTTCATTTTCTTCCTCCTACATTTTGAAACTTCTGTTTTCAAACTTCTTATAGGCATCCATATACAGTTCATTCTTATCGCCGTTATATGTCGGCTCATAGTACATGCCATCTGGTACTGTAGTGCTAAGCAATGCCTTGTTATTCTGCAAAGTCTTACAGCTCCATACCACATACACATCATGTACAGTCACCTGCTGCCGGTCTGTAACATCCATGTGACTATTGGTGTACTCCGCAACTTTTGCTTTACATAATCTCAAAAATTCTTCATGTCCTATGTTGTCTATTCCTTTCTGCAATCTTCAATTGTCGGGATTCCGTACTCTACAGCGCAAGTATGCTCAATTTTGCATCCTCTGGCTTTCTCCCAGCCTTTAGCAAAATAAGCAACATCTGCTGTAGCCAATAATTTCAATGATTCTCCAAGATACCAAAGAGGTCTTGCATCTGTCGGTGCCGACTGAAAGAAAGAATCAATCACTTCTACAGGTTCATCCATCTGCTTTTCTGCGCTCTTGATTGCTTTTTCTCTTTCCTTTAGTATCTCTTCATCTGATTTTCCTCTCATAGGCTGGCTGATAAATAATTTTTTCATTTTCTTCATCCTCTCTTTCTTAAAAATAAGTACAAAAATAACACGTCTTATGGCGTGCTATCATTGTTTTTATAACTGTATTGATATTTTTGAGTATAAAAATACCACTAGCCGTTTCTGACTGGTGGTATTTAGTACCATAAAAGCGTTTTCTCTGTTGGTGGGTTCTCCATTTTCGCCAAACGTTTCAGTTCATTCCGAACATGCGATGCTGCGAAAGAACTTGCATTTTCATGTTCTGTAACTTTTCCATCCTCAATTCTCATAAAACCTTTAGGTTCTTTCCCCTCTGGGTAATAGTCGGCAGAAATCATATTATTTGTCTTTTTTATGTTTTTCAAGATTACCATAATATTCTAACGCCTCCTTCGGGTAATCAAATTTTTCAGTGGCCAGCTCATGTGCTTTCCAGTGCTCCATATCAGGATTTTCTCTTTTTATTTTCATTTCAAGAAGCTCATGCTCTATTAAAGTGCGGTCATGTGGCTTAATGTCTTTTCCTGTCATAAGCCGTTGCCAACTCTGAGCTATGGCACAATCAGGATCAAATCTGCGGTATGCCTTTAAATCCGGATCAAACAACGATTCATCTTCAAAAAGATATGCCTTTATCTTTGCTATATCAGATTCTTCTTTTCCCAGATTTTCAGCAATCTTCTTCGCGTCAGTAGAAAAACTCCTGACCTCTTTGTAGTACATCTCTGCAAAGTTTTCTGCCTCTTCACTGAATATATCTGTGATTCTGGCTCCTGATATCATTATAGCAGAGTCCGCATCATTTGCAACGGATTTCCATTCATTTTGTTTCTGCTCATACTTCTTTTTGTTCTCCGGATCCAGGGAAAAATCTGCCAGCCTACCGAACTTCTTTTCCTGCCTCTTTGCATACTGCTGCCGGTTTTCCTGTTCCTGCTTCCGTACCAGTTCATTCAACTCCGCTTTGGTATACCCGCTCTTCTCTGGCGGGGTGCTGATTCCTTCGAAATATGTAGTGTGGCTATCTTTGCAGCGCGGATGGTACAGGCCTGCGGCTATGGCACTGCTCATAAGTGGATACTTGATTCCGGTAACCGGTGACTTTCCGTCCTTCGGACCATTGCTCCACACATCGTCAACCAGCACTTTTCCCACAAAAGGCAAGCATTTCGGACAGGGATTTCCGCGCTTATTCATAATCACTGTAGATATTCCCCATTCCTGGCGCTTCTGGCCTTCTCCTTGCAGGTATGCCCTTTTGCTGGCTGTTCTGATTGCCATATCCGCATAATCAGCAAGCGCGTGTCTTGCACCGTTGGCATACTGCACGCAATTCAAGCCAGCCTTTACAAAATCCTCTGTAGCCATATCCACAGCTTTCTCATAGGTACCAGCTCCTGTGTTTGCATATACCTGAGCATTGTAAATCACTTTTCGGTACTGGTCATTTGCCATTCGAAGGACAGCAATCTCAGCCTTCTGCATATCGTTCATGGTAGCGTTAATCAGGGTTTCCAGCTTTCTGTCATTCACCTTGAAGAACTCAGCTGTTGCCCCTTTGGAAATACGTTTAGCAGGAAATCCATTTCTGATAGCTTCCAGGATTGCAATCTCCTGTGCCATCTCGCCTTCAGATCTGGACAGGGATATCAGTGTTTTTATCTGTGCATTGATATCTTTGAACTGCTTTCCATACTTCTTCTGGTTGTCCTTCTTGTACTTTTCTAAGGCTTTCAGTTGCAATGCCTGCCACATAGCCCACTGCTTATCTTCGTCGATTTCTTCCAGCTTGTGCCGGCGCATATTGCGGATCATGGAAGATATAAGCTCATTTTCTATGGATTCAAAGGCAGCTCCAATGTCGTAGACGGTGTTAAGCTTAGGCATCTGTGATTACCTGCTTTCGAATGTTTGTAGCAAGTCTTGCACATCTCGCCCTTTGCGTACAACGAATATTTGTACAATATTTGACCTGTTCTGTAAGGCTTGAGCAATCTATCTTCTCCACTTCTGGTTCAAAGTCTGGACAATAACTACAGAATTCCTGGAGCAACAGTGTAAATCCTGGAACATTCATCTGGATCACCTCCCGTTTGCATATACCTTAAAGCCCTGGCTTTTGAATATTCGGATCATGTCCTTCAGCTTTGTTTTGCTTGTACAGGCATCATTTCTAAGCTCAGCATAATCATTCTTTTTCAGAGCGTACACGCCCATCGGTACCTGCTCTTTTGCTACTTCCAGAAACTCCTGGTACTCCTTTCGGTTCATCCTGTAGATCCGTGGTCCTACTTTTACCTTCATCATTCTCACCTTCTTCCAGACTTGTTTCAAATTCTCCTGCTTTCATGGTAAGCCCCGGCTCTTCCAGATCCTGCACTCCCTGTTCCAGTTTCAGACGTTCTACTTCTGCTTCCTTTTCCTCATCTGTCCAGGTATCTCCGTACAGCTGATCCACAGAAGTTTCAAGGCTCATAACTCCGTACTGTTTAGCTTTTCCTACAGTTTCCACAGTTGTTCCAAAGTCTGGGGATGCATACTCTCCAAACTTCACGGATATTTCATACTCTCCCGGATTGTTCCCATTCATAATATCGTCACACTGCAGGATTGTCTTGAACAGTTCCGGCAATGTACTGTTCAAAGCGTCTACTATCTTCCCTCTCACATGAAGGGTAACCTTTTCTTTCTCCCTCTGTGATTCTGCATTATCTGTTTTCTTCAGATCAATTCCCAGTGTGGATGGTGATATGATTCCCTGAAGGGCCATATCAAGGAAATTGGCGTAGCTGTTTACGTAAGCTTCGTAGGATATCTGAGGCTGTGAGATTTCCACCTGGTGGCTGGCATTCTCTCCCATATCGTCCCCAATGGCAATAAAGTCATTGTCAAATGGATTAGCCGGAAGCAGCTCCCCGGTTTCCTCATCCCTCGGAATCAGATTTTGCGGAATATAACGCTTGATCCTGCCCATTCTGATTGCGTCCATCCACTGACTGATCGTTTCATCCAGTCCATCCAGCACATCTGTCTTTCCTTCAAAAAGGGCTTTTCCTCTGTTCTTATATCTGGTGGATGTAAGAATTTTAAGTGGCACCGCCAAAATCAGGCTTTCATCGAATCCAAAATCAATCAAATGGGCTGTTTCCGGAAGAAACTGTAATGGGGCTTCTTTTCCGGCATCATCGTAAAGCTTGTATCTTACATAGCCATATCCATAGGTTTCCTGCAGCCTGTAATCTTTGTTCCGATTTCTGTAGGTTGTGTAGAACTTGATTTCCCGCAGCGTCGAATGGATATATACATATTCCACATCCTCTGCATCGTAAAATTCCACAATAGGGTAAGGGCTGCACTCATCCGCCGTGATCTTAAAGGCTCCATCTCCGGAAGATAACGCTCCAACGATAGCATCTCCAATCACATCGTTCAGCTTACTCCCCTCAAAGATTTCATTCCATCTTTCTTCCAGAATGTCCATATTCTCGCCAAAATCAACAGCGTCCAGATCAGCCAGCACAATGTCTTTATATCTGTCTACTACAGTTCCAACAATTCCGCTGTGTATCTTTCTTACATTTCCCTGCGCTGTGGCTGCCCAGAAGCGGGCTTTCTCCACATCCCATTTTGCAGTCTTTTTAAAGTACTGTTCCAGGGTAACTCCATCTCCCAGATACCACAGCTTGTTCTGGATCACGTTCTCACGGAAGGTATGAGCTTCTCTGATTGTAATCACCCTGTCTCTTGCAGGTTCTATCCGGAATAGCCGTGCAATAAAATTCTGAAGCCAGTTCATAATTATCACCTCTTGTAAATCTTGCCCTGGTATGGGATCCATGCGTATTGCACAGAGTTAACCATATGGTCATGCCCATCTTCTGGTGTATTGTCTTTATCTTCTTTCCAACTGTATGTTTCCATCTCATGAATGTAAGTCGAACAGGTATCGAGTACATAAAAACATGGCTCAATGCCTGTCTGGTCATCAAATGCCATCCATCCAAGCTGCGCATTGATACGATCGATAATCTCCATCTTCTTCCATGCATCGTTAAGTGTATAAATGCAGCCATTTCTTCGCTTATACTTGTTCCATTCCTGCATGGTTGCCTGATCGGCGCTGTCCAGGAATACGTTTCGTGCAAGTCCCCACTCCTTCTTGTTGCGGTCAAGGAAATCAATCAAATTCTTTACTGTATCTGAAGGAGCCAGGGGGATGTCCAGTTCTGCATTGCTGTAAACTTTTTCATCCAGAACGATGCATTTTCCTTTGTTTGTAATCCCAAGATAGGAAAAAGCAATTGTGTCCGGGGATTTCTGGGAGTATGAGGTATCGACTGCTGCCGAAAACCACATGAAAATTTCGTGTTTCTTTGGTTCTCCCGGTCTTTGTACAAATTGTTTTGCCCATTCCTTTGTGCGGACATGCCGCTGGCGCAGGAAGATGCTGAACACAAGGCCTGTTGCTTTTCCTCTGAGGCCTAAGATCTTGTTCTTGTAGATCTTGGTTCCTTTCGGGGTATTCCGGATGATCTGGTCTTTCTTTTCTTCCGGAAGTCCGGCGTTATCGTCAAAAGAAAAGAACCAGTGAACCCAGCCTGCCTTTGGTTCTTCCTTTAATTCGTCTTTAATCTCCTGTGGCGTGTCCTCTTCCCATTCAGGAAGCGGGCGGCTGCAGTTGATATACTCTTTATACACATCCAGGCTCGGATCATCCGGGTTTAAGGTTGCCATGAGATAATCACAGCGCATGGAAGCTTCACGGACAAAGTCAATATCTGCCGTGTTGATCTCATCGATGTACAGGCATCCATACTGACCGCCAAGGGCTTTCTTCCATTTCTTCTTGTTTCCATATCCCAAAACGTATATGGTTTTGTCCCCGGATGAAGTATGAAAAAGAATATGCGGGATCTTATCATCCTTGGTGCCGGATCCGTTGTACTCTACCAGGCTTCCGAAATCGTCCAGGATTCCAAGGTCTTTGTTAATAATGTTTTTCTCTGCTGTTCCTGTGTCGTCTGCTGCCAGGATATGAAGCTTTTTCGGACTCTGGGCTACCTTCAACATGAACTTAAAAATTCCTACTGTAGTCTTTCCTGCTGCCGTGGTACCTTCCAGGAACTCCACCGGTGTCTGGCATTTCAAAAACGCTTTGTATTTTTCAGACAGCACGAGATCCATGCTGCTCATTATCCGCCTCCGCTGATCTGCTTGATCAAGCTGTCCAGTTTTGATTTTTCTTCTTCCATACCGCTGAGCTGAAGCTTGTCATTCCACATTGCCAAATGGCGTCCAAGCATATCCAGGGCTTTCAGTTTGTCTGCAAGCTTGATTTCTCTTTCCACGCCATCTTCTCCAAAAGATTTTACTTTCACGGACTGTATAGCTGCCAGATCGTCCCTGGAAGCATCTTCTTTTAGTGTTGCGTCTTTTGCATTGATTACATCATCTGCATTTACAAATGCAATTCTGGCCAGCTCCAGAAGAACACGGTCAGCATTTATTCCGGTTCTTTTGGATCTTTCTGCGATTGCCTCTGAGATTGCTTCTGAAACTTGGGTTTTCTGGAGTAATTCATGTCCGATCTCAGAAGCTCTCTGACCATTTTTCGCCTTGTATCCGGCTCTTATGGCGGCCTGGGTAGCATTCAGGTCAATCAGATACTCATCTACAAATCTCTTTTGTTTTTTTGTCACTCAGGCTCACCTTCTTTCAAAAATATAATAAAATACAGTCCTGCCAGCACCATCCACGACAGCCGATTGCCGCCGTCAATCATGAAAGGAGGTGACCGTATGCAAGAAATAACGGCTGGTGCTGTGCACGCTGTACGAAAATTGGCATAGAAAAAGCAGCTCCGGGGAGCTGCCTTTGTTGGTAATACATGTTTTTAGTTATTTTCTTCTGTATTTTTTACATGATTTATCATTTTTTCCACCTCTAAATTAGTGTTTACCGGCACAATTTTAATGTCAGCATGATTTTTCTGAAAAACAACAAATATCTCATGCGCAAATCCCTGTCCAATTTCTTCAACATCAGCAAAATCCAATTCTACCACTTTAAATTTTTCAAATCTGTTACATAGTCTTTTTGCTTGAGATCTCGATACAGGATAAGTGTCAAAAATATTTTTGATTGGAACATGCGTTTTTGTAAATCCTCCATCAACATCAGAAAACATATTAAACACCTCTCTCAAAATTTTTTTACTATAATTTGACAAACTCATAAGAATAATAGTTCCCCTACTATCTTTTTGTTTGCTCAACGACTCTACTTCATCTGCATCTTGCAAAATTTCATTATATTTATCATGTGTAAATATTTTTCCATCAGAAAAAGCAGCAAATGTGTCCAAAACCCTAGAAGTAAAAAATATTCCTTCTCCAGAATGTTTCTGTGTATCTGTTGTAAGTTTTCCCTTAAACAGTTCCCCCACAGCATCATCTAATGTTGGAAAATTATAATAATCTCTAATCTTTCTGAAGATTCCAACTCCCTGGTCTGCAATAAGAATCATAGTATTCATGTAATCCTGGATAACTCTTATTAAAATAATATCAGATTCAGAACTGTCTCTTATACACATCTCCGAGCCCACGAGACAGGCAGAAATCTCGT